GTGCTAAACATAAACCAATGATCGGATGCATAATTATATAACCTCTGTGCTAAACTAAAATTTATATGTCCTTTGTATGTAGCTCCAAAAACTGCAGCTCTAGCAAAAGCTTCTTGTGGACTCTGTTCATTTTCCCAGTAGTACCTGTCTTGTAATGTATCAACGCTAAACTTATCTAGTTTTTTATCTTTATTATAATCTATTTGTATTCCTAAATATTCTTTAATCATCTTTGTTCTCTTCCTGATTTAAATGTAAAGCAATCAATGCATAATGTATAATCTTAAGTAAATCTTTAGTTGACTTACCATCTTTCTTACCGTATCGCATAGCATACTTCATGATGTTTCCAAGACAAAAACCTTCACCATGTCCTGCATCTATAATCATATCGGTTGCTTGATATTTTGAGTGAGCATAGTGCTGAGTATATGTACTATCTATATACTGATGCACAGTCCTCAAGTTTATGTTCTCATCAAATTTATATTCCATTCTATCTCCTTAGTGTATTACAGCATCTTTAGGAATGCCATTTAATCTTTCATCTAGTTTAGTATTAAGCAACTCTTCAAGTTTTAATAATACTTCTAACTCAATATCGTCAGCAGTACTCCCTTGAAAAATTGAACCACCTACTATAAATAATAAGTCTTCTAATTTTAAATCATCTAGATGAACTTCAGCCATGACTATTTAATAATTCATCTAGTGTTAAATCAAAATTCTTTTTTAATTTCTTTTCAACCCACTTATGATTCATAAACGAATGATGAATTGTGTATCCTTTATAATAATATTCTTGATCAGGTAGTGCTTGATCTAAAGTTTGTGAAGTTACTTTATCAGCATCATCAGTCAACAAACTATTGATCCATTGTACCTGAAGTTTTGCTGCTTGTCTACGTATTAATTTACTTTTCTTGCCATTCATGGGTTATCTCCCGAACTCTAGGTTCAGTAACTACATCTGTGAAAAAGACAGGACCTCTCGCATAATCAAAGATACGAAGTCCTTGTCCGTGATTAGACTCCGAGTGGCATTCTACTTTATGAGGACACCATGTACATTCTCTCGGAAGTTTGAAGTTGCCCTGAGCACCATCTGCTATCGGTTGATAACATAACTCAGGAGGTTCAGGCTTTTTTAGAGTTGCCTTTAACCTTTTAATTTTAGACTTTATATCAGGTTTGTCAAGCTCATCAGGTCGAAAGAACCAAAGTTCTCCTGTTTCTTTATTGATGGCTAGAAAACCTCCTTGATCTGTGCCTTCTGCTTCTTCGTATCCGGCAAGCTGTGCCATGTATCCGAAGCTGTCATTCTCAGGTAGAGTTCCATTCTTAAATTTATTAAAAGCAAAGCCTGATGTAGATTTAATATCTACTACCTCTCCATCGATTTTACAATCCATGTGACCTTTAATACCATTTACGTTTACTTCTTTCTGTTGATCGGTAATCTTATGTCCAGATAACTTAACAAGAAAGACTACAAGAGCTTCGAGAATATGCCCATATAAAAACTTAATCATTAACGTAGCCTGTAAATCTTTAGCTTTAATTTTAGAATGTTTGTTATACCAAAGCTGTCGAGCAGGCTTCCCTATGTTAGACATCCGTAAAGAATCTTTAGTCTTGGGTTGTTTCTTAACCCAATCTCGCATAGCTGCTTTCATATCTTCACCAAATGAATCAATCATTTCTTCTGAGATATCTAATCCGTTTCCTTTTGTTAAAGGAGCAATAGCTTTGTATATATCAGGTACAATATTTTCTAATTTCTTTTTCATGTTTTATGCTCTGCAAATTTAAGTGCTCGTGTATCAGGATTAAAAAGTAAAAACTGTACGTCTAGTTTTTCTTGAAGTTTTGTTCTACCTGTTTTAAACATAACTCTGTTACCTGTTTTATTTCTATGATCAGGCTGTAATGTTTTTACATCAATCAAAACCACCTTACCTTTTTTATCTAACGCAATCATATCGACAGGACCAGTACAGCCTGAGTTTTGAAATACTTCATAGCCATTATCCCACAGCCACGTGACTGCGTAATACTCTGCAAAGTCTCCTTTTCTACTTGAATCTTTAATGGGTTTCACTCCAGTTATCTCCTATTTTATATTCACCGGTAAGTGGACAACGTAAGTTGTAATACTCACCTGCTCTTTCTATACATCTGACAGCTAATTCGCCCACGAAATCTGTTATATCTTCTTGGACTTCCATCTGCCACTCATCATGGATATTTGCTACAAACCTAGCATCTAAAGATTGTAAGTGTATCAGGTTATGTAACATAAGTAAAGCTCTCTTCATGACTATTGCACCACCACCTTGTAATAAACTGTTGAGTGCTGCATGCTCGTTACGAATAAATATCTTACGACCATCTAATCCTTTGAGGTATCCTCGTTTAGCTGCTTTAGATACTCGTTCTCTAAGAACTTTAAGTGATGGGTTATTATCAAGGAAGCGTTGCTTAAGTTCTGCTCCAAGCTTTTTACCTCCTCCAACCACTGACCCAATCTTTG